TCTCCGGTAGTGATGAAAGCATTATGGGGATAATAGAAACCGGTCCGCTTGCGCGCGACCAGATAGAGTGGCACATAGTATGAAACGCTTTGGCTTCTACTGGATCGTATCCGATGAATATTCTTGGTATAGGGTTTGTAGGCATTAGTTTGACTCCTCAACTCTTGTCATGTGTCTTGTTAAATGTTTCCACGGTAAACCTTTCGACATTTCTTCCAACGTCCATTGTGTGTAGGCTATGTTGTTTGACCATTGATCTCTGCTTGAATACTTTGGTGCGTTTATATTGTGTAACGTTCTATTCGCTATGCCGTACACCATAGAACCTACGTCATCGCAGAACACCGCCTTGCCAGCGAGTATCGCATCTACGCCAATGTTCGAACTGAATGTTATAACGGCGTAGGCGTTCGACACGTCAACGTCCAACGACTCAGTTGATCTAGTCGAACCAACGAAAGATGGAGTTGCTTTATCCGCCAATGGGTGCGGTCTAACGATTATTTTCCTATCCGACACCTTACGCAATTTATAAACGGTATCACTCAACCATTGTATATGATCAGTATGCTGTACCGAGGCATCCCATGGAACCTGTCCGCACACCAAAAGATGTTTACCGCTGTTATAAGCAACGAGTGGTTCGTTAAGTAATTTCCATCTATCACTGGACATGTTGTCGTTCAGGAAATCCGCGCGACCGTTAAGGTCGTTCCAACCCGCGGCCCAGTACTTGTCGCGTTGTATGTAACCCATCTCGAGTACAATGGTGTTTAAACCCAACGCTGTACGTGTGTCTAATATTTTGCCCCGATCAAAACTTGCGGGTACGGCTTTCTTACCAACACCAAACACAACGGCAATGTCAGCCGCAATACATTCTTCAACTGTACCCGCAGCAACCCTACAACCAGTTGACGTTTCAATGCCCGCTCCGAAAGCGTTCAACACTTGTGCGTGCAACGCGTTACCGTTCTCGAAGGTAGGAAAGAATATTTTCACGTTCATGCGTGCTTGCTCTTTGCAACGATAACTAGGTTTCTGCCGTGGTTTCCCTTTACGACATGCCCAACATGTTTGTCTTCTTGTGTGTACATTTCCTTGACAACAAACCCACATGACTCGATCAACTCTTGAAACTGTTTAGGGTTGTAGTGTCGAACATGAAACGGGAAGTGGTAACCGTTGTACGGCATGACTTCCTCATTCGGCACAGAACAAATTAACCACTCTGCACTTTTAGAAACTTTGTTTAAATACGTTTCTGGGTTTTCTACGTGTTCGATTGTTTCAAAGGAGACACAAAGGTCAAACATGGCATCATCGAAAGGCCATTCCCCGGATACAAGATCAAGATTGGACAACGTAACGTTGTGGTGTTTGAAGTGTTGGTTGCCGTGTGCTATCGCATCGTCGCTTATATCAACCCCGATCACGGTAGACTTCCCTGATTCGGCGATTATATAAGAACCGTAACCAGTTCCGCACGCGCCATCCAATACCAATGCCCCTTCGATATGTTCTTGTAACCAATTCGCTGCGAATAAATAACGTTCGCGGTGATCGGGTTTTATTTGATCGAGGGTTTTACCGATCTGTCTTTCACCTGTGGCCTTAAGCATGACGAATGATCTCAGGGATAATTGAATCGTGGCGAATTAAGTCAGCGCGCAACATTTTCTCGATTAAATCCTCGAACGATGTTGTTGCTTGCCAACCGAGTTTGTCCCTTGCCTTGCTTGCATCTCCGCATAACAAAGGAACGTCGGTCGGTCGAAACGCATCCGCATCCGTGTTAACGTACTCGCGCCAATCTAAACCGACCAGTTTGAATGTATGATCAACAAGATGTTCGACGCTGTGCGCAACACCCGTGGCGATAACATAATCGTCCGGCGTTGCCATTTGCGTCATTTGGTACATGGCTTCAACGTAGTCACCGGCGAAACCCCAGTCACGTTTTGCGGTAAGATTCCCAAGACTAAGCGTGCGCGTCTTTCCTGAAACGATCTTAGCAACCCCGTCAGTAATCTTTCGTGTGACGAACTCGAGTCCTCGGATCGGGCTTTCGTGATTGAAAAGGATTCCGCAGGAAGCGTGAAGGCCGTAAGCGTCTCGGTATTGTTCCACGGTTGAATGTGCGGCGATTTTTGCAATCGCATAGGGTGATCGTGCGTGCAGGGGTGTCGTTTCATCTTGTGCCTCGCAGTTAACGTGACCAAACATTTCAGAAGTGCTTGCTTGATAAAACTTCGCTTGTGGTGCGACGTGTTTGGTTGCTTCGAGTAAATTGATCACGCCCGTCGCATTAATATCAAAGGTACTGGCAGCGCAATCAAACGATGCGCGAACAAAACTTTGTGCCGCAAGGTTAAAAATGTAATCGGGTTCTGACTTTTCAACCGCGCGATAGAGACTGGCTACGTCGGTCATGTCTCCGCAAACCAAATCTATTTCACGAGCATCCACCCCAAGGTACTCGAGGTTATCCGTATGAAAGTAACTGGTACGGCGAACCATGCCAGTGACATGCACGCCCTTATCTATAAGTAACTTGGCGAGGTACGCACCATCTTGACCCGTGATCCCAGTGATCAGGGCGCGTTCACCCATTGGTGGCAGCGTCTTCGTCGGCAGCGGGGAGTTGGGTTTGATCTATAAACTCATTGCCCATAGCAATAAGCATTAGACCAAGTTCATTCTGCGACATGTTTTCTTCAAGGAACGCTACAGACTTCATCGTGCGTGGTACGATGCTCGCGTTATCCTCAAGGTCCGCGTACATCACTTCAAAGGTGCAAAGTGTTTTCGGTACGCCTTCGTGTAGGATAGATTTTCTGTCGAAATTGAATCTTAGTATAGGTGTGCTGCTCATGCGACATTCTCCTGTTCGTCTTTGTCGGTAATACCTTGTACTTGCTCTCCGGCATTAAGCCAGTGGGCGGTTTTCTTTACGCCAATATGTTCGTGCTGATGACTGCGTCCTACTTGTTTGCGTTCAGGACCTTTCAAGTGATCCATGTACTCGCCAAGCTGCGAACTGATAAACGGATGTTCCACGTTCATGCCTTTGGCCAAATCGTAACCTTCGGCACCAAATAACATTCGCACCATATCGAACACGTAACAATCATGCCAGTGACCCAACCAACGAAACGCGCCAGTTGTGTACATAGAGCGATACTGTCCCATGAACGCATCGAACCCTTCATACGCGGGATTGAAACCGACGAAACCTGTTTCAGTATATGCCCACGGACGACCCAGGTAGGATAACATGGTGGTATCTGGTATTAGGGTTTTCAAGAAACCCTCTGGGATTGTTTCATGGAAAACAACATCAGCATCGAGCCATGCGATGCGTTCATCGTTCTCACGAACCGCCGCTGCGTGCGTTACCGCCATCACCTTTCGACAGAAGCGGTAGGCGTCAAAGCGGTAGTCGTAAGCGAGTTCTGGTTTATCATCGGACGACTTTTTTCCTGTCGGGCGCAAGCCCTTAAAGATTTCGTCCGATTCATACATTGAACGAAGTAATTCGTCCATGTCAGGAATTTCCATCATGTCACGCTTGATTAAGCGCGGGTGTTCTATGTCGATTGGTGATTCGAAATAAATAACTAATGTTTCGTCTTTCCAATGTTCAAGAAACCCTTCAATGAAAGCCTTGCCGTAAGTGGCGTAACCTTTTTCACTGAATGAGGAAACGATCATGACTTTTTAGAAGTCTTTGATGAGCGACTTGATGAACGGCGAGTACTCGCGGATGGTTTTTCTTCTTCTTCAACTTCAACTTCGGTTGTTGCTTCAACTGTTTCTTCAACAACAGGAACAACTGTTTCTTCAATTACTGGTTCGGGTGTGTTGACTTCAATAGCAACAGACGCGTCGTTATTATGTGTTTCGCCAACGCGTTCATATCGGCGGAATTTATGCGCGCCTAAATCTGTTGCCCATTCATCTTGATCGACTGTGATGATGCGACCCTTCTTTTTATGGCGTAACGTAACGGTTGCTTTATACATTTGTCTTTCCTCTTTGGTTAAAAAAATAATCCCGCCGAAGCGGGATTATAATTAGCTAACTATTAACCCGCGATACGAGTTGCTAGTGCAGGACGTACAAGTTCTGAACCCCAAAGGATGTCGAACTCCCACTTGACTTGCTTGTACTGACGAGAGATTTCCAAACGAAGCGTAATGCCTGTCATTGGATCAGTCATTGACATGATCTCATTACCAAGACCCATTGTCATTTCTAACGGACGGTTAGCAAAAGCGAACGCGTCGCGATGGAACGCCAAGTTAACAACGTGAGTTGCCTTCATGGTGATCGCAGTTGTTGAAGCTGCAGCAACAACGAGAGGTGGTTGGAAAGTCAATGCCTGTGCAGTACCCGACACGAGTGTTGAAACCGTGTTGGTAGCTACATAAGTTTGAGAATCACCCGCTAGTGTGAAGATATCACCGATGTTGATATTACCAACTGCACTTGCTGAAACGACATTAAATGTTTCAACACCTGCTAGAACGGTTTCATCAAGAATCGCACCACGCGCTTGTAGAGTACCTGCGGTGTGTGTCATAACGGCATCATCCGCGACCCAATCAATACCATACTTACGACCGATCTCACCTTCGATCTTCACGTCTGAAGACAGTGTCTTGTCTGCATCGGCGAAAGCGGCTAGAGAAAGTGCGTTTGCATCCGCATCAAAATCTAGAACACCACGACGTGAGCTTTTATGCGCACGCTGTTGGTTCAAAACTTTACGAGCACCTGTTGCATCGGTAACTGTTGAGGCGAACGGTGTAGTACCCGCAGTGCCAACGTAACCATAAACACCAAGATACTTACTGTGGATATGTTCGTTAACTGAATTAGATAAGGCACGAATCGCTTCACTAACCTGTAAAGGAATGAAGTGTTGATTCTTGTCGATTTCTGCCATTTCTTTATCAGTAAGATGGAAGTCTGTTTTCTTCCACTGATTAAGACTGATTTGAACGAGAGACGGTGTAGTATCCGCTGCCGCTGGATCAGTGTTGCTTGGCGTAACGTCTGTCGCAGTTTGTGCAACTGAAATAGGAACATCGATAGTCGTACCCTTCGATGCTGCTTGGGCTGAATAGTCACCGTTAACTAAACGAGGCATTACTACCTGTTCACGAAGTGCCAATAGGCCGCGTGCCAAAATCTTTGGCAAGATTACTGTTAATGTATTAGACATAGTTTAAATCTCCATAATAGGATTAAGTTAATTTCAAGTTTTATTTAACCCCACCGAGGCCGCTTCGTGATCTCCGATCAACTTGCTTTGTGTTCTACGAAGGCATCTGAACAGAAACTTTTCCTGCTGCAATATCTTCGAGGTTGGCACTTAACGCGTCTGTGTTGGAGCCGTCTACAACGCCTCCACTAGCACCATCGCCACTGCCACCAGCGGACCCGCCGCCAGCACTCCCTTCAAACAAAAACGGTGCTTCCAATAACTGTGTCTGTGCCCACTCATTCATTGTCAGGGGCGTCTTGCCGTCCTTTCCGTATACTACGGTTTCACCAGACATAGGTATTGTTTCACCGTTCTCGTTTAACGAGAAAATTCCTTTACCACGAGCAATCAGATCAACCATCGCATTTTGACGCGGGTTACCTACTGAGTTAATCGCTTTCTGCAATGTGCTATCAATCACCACATCGCCTAATCTGTTTTTGTACATTGAAGAACTGTCGGTCGCCTTATCCAGCGCTGACTGCAGCGCGTTGACCTTACCGTTGTGATCGGCAACAAGGTTCTTCACTTGCGTTTCTACGCGTTGTGCAACTACCGCATCAATTTCGCCGGCATCAATCAACTGTTTATCTTTAAGGTCTTGCGCTTGTTTAATCGCGGCAGAGGCCTCTTCGGGGTTCATGTTACCGAACGCCTCGAGTTGTTTTTGCAACGTTGCAGCGAGTTCTGCCTGGTCTTTAGACCCTGCGAGCTGTTTCTGCAGATCGATGTTGTTGTTACGGAACTCAGAAATCTTGTCCTTCATCTCTGAGTCGTCTGTTTCCAGCATGAAAACATCGCCTACCTTTGTGTACAGTGAACGTAAACCTTCTGCCACGTCGTCTAGCGAATTGATTTGTAGTTTAAGCATTGTCTGATCCTCCGGATCTTATTTAATTAAAATCTGCGCACTTGGTGAGGAACGCCTCGCCTTTGTGTTGCAGGTGTTGCGGGAGTGTATCTCCCAGTATAACGAAACGGTCTTCACCAAATTTCTTTGCCATGCGCGCTAATGCAACGCCGCTTGCCAACATGTCGGGACGCGTCATCCATTCGCGGGCACCTTCTGGAACTTTCAATAAAGGTTGTCCATCGGCATCGGTCATTTCCACCACACCTTTATCGCTCATATCCAAACCAGGTCGATTCTGTTTACCGTCAACATAAAACGCCTCGTCTTCTCGCCAACCACAATCACAACCTGCGAGAACGATTTTCTTGAAACCCATGTACTGTGCCGCTGATACGGCGCGATTGACTACGTTGTAACCGCCGCCCATCACGTCATGTTGATCGAACAGTTCTTTGTAAAGATCGAGTTCGAACTCATACCCTGTGGCGCTGTGGAATATGATCACCTCCTCATCTTTCAGATACTCGAACACTGACGGGTCGCTGCTGGATGCGATTATGTGCGTTACTCCGTCTACTCGAGGTACCTTTTCTTCACATGCAATGTGTGAACCGGGATCCATGCTTACCCCGTACTTAACAACAAAACCCGCGTCGTGCATATACTGGATCGCTGCTTTAGTAGCAATTATAATAGCATTCTCATTAAGAACCAAATCCCCGATTTCTTTTAACACCGCTGGATCCGATAATGAAGGGCCACTACCGCATACGATTACCGTACCA